GGTTGGTATTGCTACAGCTTTGGGAGCAGACAGCAGCACTATACAGACAATATCCGGTGCCGTTATTTCGGCAGTATCACTTATTACATATATAAGAGCTGAGGCTAAAATTGACGCCGCAGGCACCGGAAGCACAGCTGAAATAAATGCTGTTATTGATAAAATCAAAGAGACAGTTGAAAAGATTACTGCCGCAGTTGATACCGTAAAAAGCACAAACGATACGGTTTCGGGAACAATTGATACGAAAAAGGAAGAAAACAGTACGGTTTTGGGAACAAATGACACAAATAACTGAAGGTGATACAAATGTATAAAGGTTTTGATGTAAGTAAACACAATGGTACCGTAGACTTTGCCGCCGCTAAGGCGGCAGGGCTTAAGTTTGTTATTATAAGAAGCTCATACGGTACAGATACAGCAGATAACAAGTTTGAAGAAAATTACAAAAAGGCAAAAGCGGCCGGTCTTAAAGTCGGCGTTTATCATTACAGCTATGCTTTATGTGCAAACGACGCACTAAAAGAGGCTAAATACGTTTATAGCCTTGTTAAAGATAAACAATTGGACATGCCTGTATGGTTTGACATGGAAGATGCAGACGAGTATAAAAGCAAAAATGGAATAAGCCTGTATTCTGATAAGTCTCTGATAAATAAACTTTGCAAGACATTTGTGGATTACATACAGTCGCAGGGGCTAAAATGCGGAATATACGCAAGTAAGAGCGTTCTTACAAGGGTTATAAACAGGTCCGCATTTAACTGCTATTTTTGGAACGCACAATGGGGAAACGCAGACAGTATAAAAGATACAATGTGGCAGTATACAGAAAAGGGGAATATATCCGGCAGCAATGGAAATTTTGATTTAGATATTTGCTATAAAGATTTTGAAGAAAAAGAGGATGACGACGATATGATGACGCAAGCGCAATTCAATGAAATGATGAATAATTATTTATCAAGTTTAAAAACTGAGGAACCGGCTGACTGGTCAAAAGAGGCCAGAGAATGGGCCGAAAGTAACGGCATTATTGCCGGTGACGAAAAAGGCAATAAACAGTACAAGAATTTTACTACAAGAGAGCAAATGGTTGTATTCCTTAAAAGGTTGTTTGACAAAATGAATAGATAAAGAAAAAGGCCGCTTAATTGTGGCCTTCTTTATTACATATTTGCTTTAAAAGCTTTAAGAAGTTCAACTGCTTTTGCTCTGTTTATTCTTAAAATATCTGTTTCTTTTACAGGGACAGTTTGCATCATCTTTGCAAGAGCCTGCTCTCCGGTAAGACCTTTGCTCAAAAGTTTATTAAAGTGTTCTTCTCCTATAAAAGTTCGTATTCCCCATATATGAGCTTTAAAAGTTATAGTTTTGTTATTTGCATTATATTTTTTATCTGTTATTGCTACACGTCCATGACCAATAGCACTTTGGAAATCATCATTTTTAAAATCTTTATATTTAAGTTCAAGATACATTGTAAATTCTCCGTTGTTATCTGTATCATATTCAAATCCGAAATCTTTCATTATTTTTACAGCATCATCAAAAGTTTTAATATTTGTCATTTTAATCTCTCCTTTGTTGTTTACCTCTCTCTTAACTTCTAAATACATTATAGCACCGTATCGGTGCTATGTCAATAGACTATTAGAAATATTTAAAAAAAAATAAAGAGCTAAAAGCCCTTTATTTTGTATCTTCTTTTACTGCTCTTTCAAGCAAGTCGACAACGTATTGGGGTGGTGTATTAACATCTGCTTCCCAATTTTGTATAGTCCGGCGAGGTATTTTATATTTTTCGCCAAACTTTGCTTGGCTCAGGCCGGTTAAGGCTCTAAGCTCTTTAATAGTCAAATTACCGCCTCCCTTTCTCCCCGTAGCCGATAGGACAGCTTACAAATATCTTAAAAGGTTTCTGTTTTACTAATAGTAACATAAATATCGTCTACATCAGCATTTTCTAAGAAAGCTACATCTTCCTTATTTTCAAAGTCAATAATTTTATTATCAACTTTTATATTGGAAAAATATACATTAACGCCTTCGTCGGAATTGACCATGTATCCAAAGCCATCCCAATATGGACTCGGGTTAAGCATCTCATACAGGGAATATCCAAAAATAGAGTCGGTTTCTTGCATGCCGTCTTGATTTATAATATCGTTGTCAAAATATAAAAGTTGTGTTTCATCCCCTGTATACTTTTTGTCGATAAAATTTTTTAGATTATTAGCTAATTCTCCGATGTCTGCCCCCTCTTTGTTTTCTTCGTAGTCGCAAGGATAATCTACACAGGTGTCTGTTATTACACCATTTTCAGCCCTTATAAATAAGGATGGGGCGCCTGCTTCGTTTATAGAGGCTTCATAATCCCAATCTCCATTGGCACTTTTCTTTACATATGCTTCTGTTTCTCCGTAATATTTATAGCCTTTAAAAGCGCTAATAATTTTTTTCTCTGCTGTGCTTTCTGTAATTTCCATACCTAATACGTCATTTTCGACTTCTTTAATTGTTTTCATTTTTTATCGCTCCTTTTATTATCTAGTTTGCTCTCTCTTAACTTCTAAATACATTATAGTACCGATACGGTGCTATGTCAAGAGAATAATGGAAATATTTTTAAATAATTTTAGGGCCAAATAAAGAGGCCCCCTAACACACTGACCGTTATAAATAAGCGTACTAAAACCGTACTATTATTTTTTTAAACGCCTTTTTAAACGTCAAAATACAAATAATCTGTTTAATAAAATCAATGAAAATCAATGAAAATCAATAGGTTAAACATTCTATCGGTAACACTTAAGTAATTGTAATTTACAAGAAATGCCCCAAAACCAATGGTTCTGGGGCTTGTTTTTGTTTGTGTGTACTAAAATCGTACTATTTACCGAGGTTTTGCAATTTTTGAACAATTTCTTCTTGCTTATTTGGATATAAATGACCATATATTTCAAGTGTGGTTTGTATCTTCTCATGCCCTAATCTTTCAGAAATAGCTAAAGGCGAAAAACCTAATTCAATGAGAAGGGAGGCATGCGAATGTCGTAAGTCATGTATCCTTATTGGTTTAATGCCGGCAATCTTACTTGTAGACGCTATAGCTCTATACATAGCATATTTGCTTACAGTACAAACCCTATCCGCAGATGTAATACAGTATAAGCTTTTTTTGTAATTAAGCATATCATTACATAAAAATTCCGGAATACCAATAAGACGATTACTTTTTGGCGTTTTTGGACTTTGTATAACGTCTTTGCCCTTAATGCGAGCCAGAGTTTTATTTATACTTATTTTGTGTCCTGACATATCAACATCAGACCATGTGAGGGCCATTAATTCACCGCATCTCAGGCCAGTCCAAAACAGTATTTCAAATGCAATTTTAAGCGCTTTGTCATCTCTTAAACAGGCCATAAACTTCTTAAAGTCTTCCACGGTCCAGAATTGCATTATATTAGCTGTACCCTTTCCGATATTCTCACACAGAGCAACAGGGTTTTGATGTAGGCCATAATATTTAACTGCAAAATTAAATAGTGCTGAAAGCTGCGCATTTAGTTTTCTTAAATATGTAGGCTTATAGCTATTATTTTCAAGTAAACTATTATGCCATAATCTAACATCGTTTGAAGTAATAGAGCTAACCTGACGGTCGCCAAAAACAGGATTAAGACGATTTAAAAAAATAAACTCCTTATCAAGGTAGGTTGTTATTTTTAACTTTACCTTTTTGTCAGCGAGATAAAGAGCAACCATATCTTTAAAAAGCATATCGCAAGAACCTTTTTGTTGACTTATAAACTGACGCTCAAACTTTTGCGCGTCCTTCTTTTTTGCAAATCCCTCTTTTTTCTTTTTCTTCCTTTTACCTTGCCAGTCAGTATAATAAAAACTTGTATACCATGTGCCTCGAGTATCGTCCTTATAAACAGGCATATAAATAAGACCTCCTTTATTTTTTTTGTATTGAAATAAAAGCGGCCAGTGTGTTATAATTTTCTTGTCATGGAAAATATAGCCTAACCGCTGTATTTATTTCCTCTCTTGTCGGTAGCAGGAGAGGATTTTTTCTATGTACGGGTTAAATGCCTACAAAATCATATATAGCATTGTAAGATACAATATTTATACGTTCTCTTTTTAATTGTGTATTAGATTTTATTTCTATGTTATCTAAGCTTATACCATTTTCGTATTGATATATTTCGTATTTAAGATTTTCTATCCTTAGAGTAATAACAGCAACGGGCACTTTAAAGATTTCAGCCAACTTATTTTTGAACGCCATATAGTCCGTAGCATTTTTACAATACCCTCTATATTTACAAAACATTGGTATAAAAAATTTATACGGTACCAGCAATTCTGCAGAACCCTCATTTGCCTGCCATTCTAAAAAACTATTTTGCTGTGGTAAAACTGTTTCAAAACAATGAAAAGAAGTAACCTTTTCATTTCGATGCTTGAATAAATGAACACATTCATGCCCGCAATCGAAATTTTGCTCCTCAGGATTTCTTATTGGATTTAAAACGATTATGTCTTTTTCTTTCCCTGACCCCTTAATAGCTATACCACGTAGACCTTTTGTAGAAAATGATTCTTTTTTAACCTCAATTCCGATTTGTAGGCAATCTTTTATTACATTTAAAGGATAAACAGAGAAGTGAATATTGTTTTTCATACGTACCAAGTCAATATAATTATATAAATCCGCTTTCGTAAGGTAACTTGACAATATTACTCCCCCTTTTTATCACGCACAGACCTAACTATTTCAATTATTTTTCTTATATCATCAGGATCGATACCGCTTTCCTGAGCTTCCTTAGCTAAGCTAAAATAGGCTCCCTCTAATTCTGAGAAGTCATTTTTTGTTTCCGTCTTATCTTCTCCTGTCATTAAATAGTCAACCGTAACTCCAAAGTAATCAGCTATTTTTTTAAGATTTTGTGTATTTGGTATACTTTTACCATTTTTCCAATTACTCAGAAGTGTTTGTGTTAGTCCAGTATCTTTAGCAACCTTGTATGCAGTAATGCCGCGCCTTTGTAAAAGCTGCTCAAATATCTCATACATTTTTTGTGCTCCCTTCACAAAAAAGCATTACTTACGAAAAGCATGAGTAAAAAGGCTTGACTAATAACGCAAGCTGTAGTACACTATACTTACATCAACAAAAGTAAACAGAACAAAAATACTTTTGCATACGCAATGCTTTTATTTTTTGATGTGGTAATCTTATAAATAAAAGTATATCACTTTACGTAAGTAAACGTAAGTATTAAACCCTACAAAAAGAGAGGTGATAATTATGGATAAACTGTACACATGTAACGAAATTTCATTAAAATACGGTGTTAAAGCAAGAACTGTATGGAGCTGGATAAGATCAAAAAAACTGCCAGCTATTAAAATTGGAAATGGCTACCGTATTAGAGAAGAAGACCTAAAAATCTTCGAGGAGAGCAGAAAGACAATTTTATAAACAAGGAGGAATCACATGAACCAATTATTAGAAAAACCAGTAGCACAAACACTTGACAGCCGAGAAGTGGCCGAGATGGTAGAAAAACAACACAGCGAATTACTTAAAGATATTCGCAGATACATAACACAGGGAGCCGAAGGGAATATTCACTTGGGCGAATTTTTCCAAGAAAGCTCTTATAAAGATGCCAATAATCAAGAAAGACCATGCTACCTTGTGACTCGAAAGGGCTGCGAGTTTATAGCAAACAAACTCACTGGTATTAAAGGTACCGAATTTACTGCGAAGTACATAAACCGTTTTCACGACATGGAACAAACGATAAAAACGGGACTTGATATTTCTCAGCTCAGCCCTGAACTTCAAATGTTCAAGCAGATATTTGACAGTGTAGCTAAAACACAGCTTGCTCAAAAAGAACAGGAGAAGGCTATTGAGGACACCAACAAGCGTATTGACAATATTAAAGATGTTGTTGCACTCAACCCTAACGACTGGCGGAAGGACACATCAAAGCTAATCAACAAGATGGCTCTTAAGGCTGGAGGCTATGAGCATCTTAATGTAATTCGAGAAGAGAGCTATAAATTGTTGGATGAACGCTTTGGGGTTGCTTTATCAATAAGACTTACAAATATGAAAAAGACCATGTCTTTAAATGGCGTTTGTAAGTCAAAGATAGACAAGCTCAATAAGTTGGACGTCATAGCAAATGATAAAAAGCTAATTGAAGGGTATGTAGCAATTGTTAAAGATATGTGTATCAGATATGGAGTTGATCAGGCAAGTTAAGGAGCGAAATAGTATGAGTGAGAAAAAATATTTTCGCTGTAAAGATGTAATGCAACTATTAGAAGTATCAGAAGGCAAGGCTTATGCAATTATGAGAGCACTTAATAAAGAGCTCAATCAAAAAGGATTTCTTACAGTATCCGGAAGGGTTCCACGGAAATACTTTGAAGAACGATTCAATATAGCAAACTAAATGTTCTACTTACATAAGAAAAGGAGGAACAGGCATGAAAAATGCAAACAATTCAAGCTATAAAATTTTTATTACAAGTTCAGCCGAAGCAGCTCATTTAATCAGCAGTGGACTGAGTGAGACAACACCTTGGAGCAGGGAAGGCGGTCAGAAGTTAGGTGTAGAATCCGGGTGTGTTCATCAGGATTGCAGAATCCCGGCATTGTATCAAGGCGATGATAGGTTCTATGCGTTGATTGAATACCGTAACAGTGAGAATTGGGAACACCCGGAGTATCAAATTGTTATCTGCTAAAGGAGGGGCAAGCATGGCGGCAGGTTGGGTAATCTTTTTAAGCATGGTTTTTACGCTTAAATTAATTTGGAGTGAGTTTAAAAACTGGAAAAGAAAGTATGACACAAAAATTGAAAGGCTTAAAAGAGTTAATAGAAGTTACGCAAGGCAGATTGCCGGAGAGGAGAAAAGATGAAACTTGATTGGAAAGGCAAGAAAATGCACAAAAGCGACGCAGATGTTGGAATAAGTATTGTAAAACGGGGTAAAGGTGGCGGAAGGCAGACAAGTTTTCGATTTAGAAACAACTCGTTTACACGGCTGATTAAAAACAGGCACACAAGATATATACAGTATGCAGTTACGGCTAACCGTATTTATTTTAAAGGAAGTGGCCCGTCGGTAGGACTTGCTGTAAGCTTTCGGGACGAAGATAATGCTGGCACCGTCAAAGCATCGGAAATCTTAGCGGATTTTATCGGCGATTATGACCTTTTGTATGACCATGAAATAGGACTTTGCTACATAGATTTGAACCATAAAAAATAAAAACAGCCGCTTAGGGACGGCAATCCCAAAAGCGGCAAATATAAAAAACCAATTTAACTATACTGCAAAAACAGAATTTTGTAAAGGGTGTGAAAGATGAATTGTACATTATCAGAAAAAGAAAAGACACGTAAACTGACAGAAGAAGAAAAGATGTTAGTGGAAAAGAGCCATAATCTTATCTACTGGTACATACACAAGCATCATCTTGACTTAGATGAATGCTATGACCTTTTAGCCTTAAGACTTATTACTACCGCTAAAAAATACCTGCAAGATACAAATTTACAGAGGTATTCATTTACAACAATAGTTAGCCGGTCGTTCTTTTCAGCAGTAGGGAATTCGTTAAGAAAAAACAGAGGTACATGCATAAGTATGGATGCAGCGTTAACAGATACACTTACTTTAAATGAATCTATACTTACCGCTTTACCCGATGATAAAAGCGCTATACCGATAAAATGTGCTATTAATAGTCTCGATGAAAGTAAAAGAAAAATACTTTCATTGTACATAGACGGATACACGGTAAGAGAAATTTCTAAAAAATGCGGATACTCAAAATCAGCAGTTGGACAAAAGATTAGAGAATCAAAAGAATATGTAAAGAAAGCACTTAGCGATTAGGAGGGCATTAAATTTGAGCAAGTGGGACAGGCAAATAGAGCTTGCAAAAACAGAGATAAACACCAGCAGAAAAAAGAAGCATATGCCGGAGCTCCAAGAATACTTAAAAGTTGAGCATGAGCACGGTTTTATACTTATGGATTTAGACGGTTTTAGGACGCTATCAAAAACACAGCAGTCAAAGATTTTAAAATTAGGGGGGCATTAAAATGAGTGAATTAAAAATTACCATATCAGCAGACGGAGAGTTTTTAAAAGCCTTAAATGCACTTTCGGACTCAATACTGGCCGCTTCAGCAGTCTTGGAAGTAAGAACAAATAAAACTGTAGAAAAGGTTAATGCAGCACCTTCAACACCAGCAGTTAATACACCAGTACAGTCTGTTAATACAGCGCCAGCACCCACACAGCCAACAACGGTACAGCCCGTTTATACAGCACCAATACAGCAACCGCCAATTAATACAACGCCGGTACAGCCCACAGTCAGTACACAAGCGCCAGTACAGCCGGCACCTGTACAGCAGCCAACAGGATACACACTTGAGCAGCTCTCAAATGCGGCAGTTACTTTACTTAACGCCGGGAAACAGCAGGAACTTATTAACCTTCTCAAATCCTTCGGTGTAAACGCGCTTCCGCAGCTTCCGAAGGAAAAATACAACGACTTTGCAGTTGCCATAAGAGGAATGGGGGCACAGATATAATGCCAGACAAACATGCACTTCTTTCAGCCTCATCCGCTGACAAATGGCTTCACTGCACACCGTCGGCAAGGCTGGAAGAAAACATAAAAGATACTGCCGGAGAGTCGGCCGCGGAAGGCACGCTTGCACATTCTTTCGCCGAGCTTAAAGCGAGAAAGTACTTTTTTACTACTTCAATGACCAAGTCAAAATATGAAAAGGAACTATTGGCATTAAAAAAGAATGAGCTCTACAGCAAAGATATTGATAACTACACAGACGATTATCTTGACTACCTAAAAGACGTAGCTATGTCTTTCAGTATACGCCCTCATGTTGACCTTGAAAAGCCAATTGACTATTCAGACTATGCGCCGGAAGGTTTTGGCACGGCCGACTGCATAATAATCGGTGGAAATAAACTGCGTATCATTGATTTTAAATACGGCAAAACGGTAAAAGTGGATGCCGAGAACAACCCACAAATGCGGCTTTACGCACTTGGTGCACTTAATGCCTACAGCTTTCTGTTTGATATAAAAACCGTAGATTTACATATTTTTCAGCCGAGAATGAACAACACATCAGATGAAGAAATATCAGCCAATGACCTCAAAAAATGGGCTGAACTAATTGTGAAACCTCAGGCTGAGAAAGCCTTTAAAGGCGAGGGTGACTGTATTGCCGGCGAGTGGTGCGACAGTCATTTCTGCAAATGCCGCGGAAACTGCCGTGCGTATTTAAGCCAAATGAAAGTAGTACAGCCTCAGCTTGGCAAACTACCGCCGCTTTTATCTGACTCCGAAGTGGGGAAAGCTCTTACACTTGCTTCTAACATTAAAAAGTGGTACACACAGCTTGAAAAATATGCCCTTAACGCTTCACTTGCGGGAAAACATATCGACGGCTGGAAAGTAGTTGAAGGCCGAAGCAACAGAGCATTTACCGACGTTGACAAAGCATACAAAGTGCTTACTGATGCCGGAACAAAGAAAGCTATGCTCTATAAAAAAGTACCTATTACACTTACAGAATGTGAAAAGCTGATAGGCAAAAAGGATTTCTCCGCAATGCTTGGAGATTACATAGTAAAACCGGCCGGAAAACCGACGCTTGTTCCTGAAAGTGACTCGAGAGATGTATATAATCCCGCTTTAGCGGATTTTGGAAACTTAGAAACTAATTAATTATGAGGGGATGATTTTAATGTATCAGAATACAGCAACCAAATGCCTTACAGGAGAAGTAAGAATTAGTTATGAACATTTAACAAGACCATACAGCAACAACGGCGGAGAACCAAAATACAGTTGCACAATACTTGTTCCGAAAACAGATACAACTACATATAACGACCTTAAATCAGCTCTGAACGCTGCTTATGAAATAGGTGTAAAAGACAAATGGAAAGGCTCAAGACCGCAGCTTAGATATCCGGTTATATATGACGGTGACGGCGTAAGGCCTTCAGGAGAGCCATTTGGAGACGAGTGCAAAGGGAATTGGGTAGTTACAGCATCAAGTAAGCAGATGCCTCAGACAGTGCATCAGTCAAACGTAAGGGTACAGCTTGCCGAAACAGACATCTACAGCGGAATGTATGCACGCGTAACTGTAAATTTCTTCCCCTATGATGCAAGCGGAAACCGCGGTGTAGGATGCGGCCTCGGCAATGTAATGAAAACAAGAGACGGTGAGCCGTTAAGCGGCGGAACAACGGCAGAGCAGGACTTTGCAGGACTTGAGACGCAAGCTGCTCCTGCAATTAATCCTATAACCGGACTTCCGATGTAAGCTATGGGAGAACGGCATTTATCGGTCGATATTGAAACGTTCTCATCCGTTAATATAAAGAAATCAGGGCTATACAAATATGCACAAAGCCCTGATTTTTCAATCTTATTGTTAGCTTACAGCATTGACGGTGAAGAAGTTAAAACAATCGACCTGACAAAAGATATTTTATCCGATGAAATAAAACAGATATTATTTGACAGTAATTACATTAAGCATGCGTACAATGCCGCTTTTGAATGGTACTGTCTTTCAAAGTATTTTAACCTAACCGAAGAACAGAGAAATACGTGGCTTTCGCAGTGGCGCTGTACAATGCTTCATGGTATGTACTGCGGATATACAGCAGGACTTGACGCAACAGGCAAGGCTTTAGGACTTCCTCAGGACAAACAAAAGCTTGCAACAGGCAAAGCACTTATAAAGATTTTTTGTTCACCATGCAAACCTACAAAAAGCAACGGAGGCAGAACAAGAAATAATCCGTATCACGAGCCTGAAAAATGGGAGCTGTTTAAAGAATATAACGGTCAGGATGTTGTTACTGAAATGGAGATAGAAAGACGGCTTTCGGCTTTTCCTGTGCCGGAACAAGTACAAAAACAATGGGAGCTTGACCTTATTCAAAACTCAAGGGGTGTGGCTATTGATACAAAACTTGTTGACGGCGCCTTATATTGCAATGAAGCTGTAAACACTATTCAGACAAATGAGGCAAAGGAAATAACAGGCCTTGATAATCCAAACAGCGTTGCACAGCTTAAAAACTGGCTTACACAGGAAACAGGCAAAAATATAACAGGCCTATCCAAAGAAACAGTATCTGAAATGCTTGATACAGAACTTCCGGAAAATGTACGCAGACTTCTTGAACTGCGTCAGGAAATGGGTAAAACCAGTGTAAAAAAATATACTGCCATGGTTAATGCTATGTGTGACGACAATCGTTTAAGGGGAATGTTACAGTTTTACGGTGCTAATCGTACAGGCAGGTGGGCCGGCAGATTTGTACAGGTCCAGAACTTACCAAGGACTTACATACACGGCAAAACGCTTGATAATGCGCGAGAGCTTGTAAAACAAAAGAACGTAGACGGCTTAAAACTTATATACGGAAATGTGCCTGACACATTGTCACAGCTTGTAAGAACTGCCTTTATTCCGGAAAAAGGAAAGGTATTTGTTGACGCAGATTTCTCCGCTATTGAGGCGCGTGTAATTGCATGGCTTGCTGGTGAAGACTGGGAACTCGAGGTATTCCGTACACATGGGAAAATTTATGAGGCGACGGCCAGTCAAATGTTTAATGTTCCTATAGAGAAGATTGTAAAGGGCAATCCTGAATACGCCCTGCGGCAAAGAGGCAAGGTCGCAACTCTTGCTTTGGGCTATGCCGGCGGACCGCCGGCGCTTATAAATACAGGTGCGTTAAAAATGGGTTTATCTGAAAATGAATTGCCGGACATTGTAAGCAAGTGGCGCGTGGCTAATAAAAATATAGTACGGTGCTGGAAAGCAATAGAGTCGGCGGCAATACAGGCAGTTGAGAGCTGTAAAGCGGTAGGAACAAGAGGCCTTATTTTTGCAAGAGAAGCGGATATAACAAACGGACAGGACTTTCTTACAATAACGCTGCCTTCAAAACGCAAATTGTTTTATGCAAAGCCGTATTTAACATTAAACCGCTGGGGAAACAAAGCACTCGGTTATTACGGCATAGGCCCATCGAAGAAATGGGAACAAATTGAAACCTATGGCGGCAAGCTAACTGAAAATATAGTACAGGCGATAGCTCGTGACTGCCTTGCTGTAAACATACAAAAGCTTGAAGCCTTAGGTTATAGAATTGTTTTTCATATTCATGATGAGGTAGTAATCGAAACGGAACCGGAAAAGGCCGACCTTAAAAAAGTGTGTGCGCTTATGGGTGAGCCTATACCGTTCTGCCCGGGGCTTCCTATGGCTGCCGACGGCTGGACGGGAGCTTATTTCACAAAAGACTGAGGTGGTAAAAATTGATTAATGACAGAGTTATAACCATATCGACAGCGGGCAGCAGAAAAGCCACTAACTGGCAGCCTCAGACTATGCGTGTATCCGACCTTATTGAAAAACTGCGTATTCCTTTAAGAGGAAAAGAAACTCTTTCAGCTTATATGCGGATGAAAAAATATAAGCAGGATGAACTTAAGGACATAGGCGGTTTTGTAGGCGGAAACCTCACAGGACGGCGCAAAAAGGGTGCTGTTAAAAGCAGAGATGTAATTACACTTGACCTTGATAACTGCCCGCCTGAAAGCACACAGGCCATAATACAGCGTGTCTCAAGCCTCGGCATGTGCTATGCGGTTTATTCAACGAGAAAGCACAGCCCGGCGGCACCGAGACTAAGAGTAATCACTTTTACAGACAGGACGATGACAGCGGAAGAATATGAGCCTATTGCACGTAAGCTGGCCGAGATGATACAGCCTGAAATGACATGGTTTGATATGACAACATTCCAAGCCGAGAGGCTTATGTATTGGCCAAGCTGCTGTGCTGACAGCGAATATATTTTTACATATGAGGATAACCCGTTTTTGTCTGCTGACGGTATGCTTTCTAAGTATAAGAACTGGCGGGATGTATCGTCATGGCCGCAGGTGCCGGGAGAACAGAAAATCAGAGAAAAGTCGGCCGCAAAGCAGGGCGACCCGACACTTAAATCCGGTACAGTGGGTGCGTTCTGCCGTACTTACAGCATAACACAGGCTATGGAGAAGTTTATTCCGGGAACATATTTGCAGACAGACTGTGAAGACAGATATACATACTCCGGCGGATCCACAACCGGAGGCGCAATAGTCTACGACGATGACAAGTTTTTATATTCTCATCATGCTACAGACCCATGCGGCGGCCAGCTTGTAAATGCGTTCGATATGGTAAGGCTGCATTTGTTCGGCGACCTTGACGACGAGGCAAAAGAAGGAACGCCTACAAATAAACTGCCAAGCTATGACCGCATGTGCAGAAAGGCAATAGAAGATAAAGAAGTTTTATTGCTTATACAAAAGGAACGTCTTGAACAGGCAGAAAATGACTTTAAAGATATAGCTGATGAAAATAATCTTGAGTGGATGAAAAGACTTAAGACGCATCCGAAAACAGGGCTTCCAGATAACACCATAGATAATATATGGATAATACTTGAAAGTGATCCGAACTTAAAAGGCAAATTTGCTCTTAACGAGTTTGCCGGCAGGGGTGAAGTGCTTGATGCTCTGCCATGGAATATAAATGCCGACAGACGGTTTTGGGATGACAATGACAATCAGGGACTTTATTGGTACATGGAAAAAAGCTACTCAATTACAGGCATGAGCAAAATAGACGGTGCCTTGTCACTGCATAGCAATAAAAATGCCTTCAACGATGTTACAAAGTATCTTGACGGGCTTATATGGGACAAGATACCGAGGCTTGATAAGTTAGTTATAGACTATCTCGGCGCCGATGATACACCGTATGTAAGAGCTGTAACAAGAAAAGCGTTTACAGCGGCAGCGGCAAGAGCTTATGAACCCGGCATCAAATTCGACTGCATGACTATTTATTCAGGACCGCAGGGAATAGGCAAAAGTACACTTATAGCGAAAATGTCAAAAGGCTGGTTTAATGACTCAATAAGGACATTTGAGGGAAAAGAAGCAAGCGAGCTTTTACAGGGGGTATGGCTTGTGGAAGTCGGCGAGCTGGATGCATTTAATCGCAGTGATATCGGCCGAATAAAGCAGTTTTTAAGCCAGCAGTCAGACAGATTCAGAGCAGCATACGGAAGACATGTAAAAGAAATGCCGAGAAGATGCGTTTTCTTTGGGACAACAAACGACGATGAATATTTAACAGACAGAACAGGAAACAGACGTTTTTGGCCTGTATCCGTCGGGAGAAATAAGGCTGTAAAGGATATATGGACCGACCTTGATAATGAGATTGACCAGCTATGGGCCGAAGCCGTAGTACGTTATAGAGCTGGAGAACCGCTTTATTTAACCGGCAAAATTGAGGAAGAAGCAAAACGTCAGCAGGAAAGTCACAGAAAAAGCTCTGCAAGAGAAGGTATAATTATTGACTTTCTTGAACAAAAAATACCTGCTGACTGGCTTAACTGGACTCTTGACCAAAGGCGGCTTTATTGGGAAGGCAACTCAAACTATACCGGTGAACTTGTAGAGAGACGAAAAGTCTGTGCTTTAGAGGTATGGTGTGAGGCTTTGGAGTGTGATTCAAGAATGATAAGGAACAGAGATACTGCTGAGATAAACAGCATTATTACAAATTGTAAAGGATGGCGTAGAGCGGGATATCCGGATAAATTTGGTTATTGTAAAAGTCAACGCGGATTTACACGAATCAAGTAGTACATTTTTACACCGTTTGTAGGTAATTGTAGGTTTAGTTTGTAGGTATACGAAAGTACGTATATAAATTCCTACCTACAAACCTACAATCGACCTACAAATTTGTAGGTGTTAAAAGCATAGTAAATTCAAGGCTTTAGAGCCATTTACCTACAAACCTACAATTATTTCATGAAACTTAATATGAATGGAGTTTATCAATATATAACGCCTTAAATCCTTTATATATAAATGTATAGGTAAAAAGTTTGTAGGTTTGTAGGTTCAACTAAAAAATTGAGGTGTGAAATGTCATGGAAAATGAAAAAAATATAGAGAAATATTTAGTTCAAAGAGTTAAATTATTCGGCGGCAAAGCCTATAAGTGGGTAAGCCCCGGAAATGACGGAGTGCCTGACAGGATAGTAATATTCCCTTTTCGGTCAGCGGTATTTGTTGAACTTAAGGCGCCGGGGAAAAAGCCTACGGTGTTACAGCATGCAAAGCATAAAGAGCTTAGAGCAATGGGGCAGATTGTAAATGTAATTGACAGCAAGGATAAGGTTGACTGTTTTATAAGAGGGATGGTAGGAAGTAGTTCAAATGATATTTAAACCGCACAATTATCAAAAATACTGTATTGATAGGCTGATTAATGAACCAGCATTAGGTCTCCTGCTTGATATGGGACTTGGAAAAACGGTAACAACACTTACAGCCATTAAGGAATTGAAGTATTACAGGTTTGAAGTACGAAAAGTACTTGTAATAGCACCTAAGAAAGTAGCTGAAACAACATGGAGCAAGGAAGCGGCAAAATGGGAGCATTTACAGTGCTTGAGAGTATCAAAGGTACTTGGAAGCAAGAGCAAACGTATTGCGGCACTTGCTGCAACGGCTGACGTTTACGTTATCAACCGTGAAAACGTTGAATGGCTTGTTGAGTATTACCGCAATGACTGGCCTTTTGACATGGTTGTTGTTGATGAAAGCAGCAGTTTTAAAGACCGTAATACTAAACGTTGGAAGGCATTGAAAAGAGTACGGCTAAAAATTAACAGAATTGTGCTTCTTACAGGAACACCGTCATCAAACGGCCTAATTGATTTATGGGCGCAGATTTATCTGCTTGATGAAGGCGCAAGACTTGGAAAAACCTTAGGGCAATTCAGAGAACGGTATTTTAATCCGGACAAGCGTTCGGCGGAAAGAATATTCACATATAAGCCGAAATACGGCGCTGAGGAAGCTATTCAAAATCTTATAGGTGATATTTGTATCTCAATGAAAGCCGAGGATTATCTTGAACTTCCTGACTGTATGACGGTAAATACATCCGTGGTTCTTGACACTAAGGCGCAAAAAGCATACGAAACACTTGAAAAAAAGGCATTGCTTGAAGTAAACGGCGAAACCATAACAGCTGATATGGCCGCAACACTTACAGGAAAGCTTTTACAGCTTGCCGGCGGTGCAGTTTACGACGCAGACCATAACGCACAGCTTATACATACCTGTAAGATTGAAGCCTTTATGGAATTGATAGACAGCTTGAACGGCGAGCACGCACTTGTTTTCTACAGATACCAGCATGAACGGGATAGGATACTTGAAGCACTTAGCAAAACAAAGCTAAGAGTCAGACTGTTTAAAAACGCCGATGACGAAACAGCATGGAATAACGGCGAAATAGATATACTTCTTGCACATCCGGCAAGTACGGCATATGGCCTTAATCTTCAGGACGGCGGGCATCACGTTATTTGGTTTGGGCCTATATGGAGTCTTGAGCAGTATCAGCAGGCAAATAAAAGACTGCATAGGCAGGGGCAAAAGTACCCGGTAATTATACACCATCTGATTGCTGAGGGCACCGTTGATGAAGACGTAATAAAAGCCCTTGATAATAAATGCGGTGTACAGGAAGCACTGCTGCAGGCATTAAAAGCAAGAATTGAGAAATATAAGTGAGAAGGTGTAAGAGTGAAAGAAAATAAGCCGATGACCTTAGAACGGTTGAAAAGTATCCGCGGCGATGCCGTAAAAATACTTGATACTTTTTATAACATGACACTATATGGAACTGTAAATTTTGAAGGTGTATTTGCTTCTAATTATGATTTATATAAATTTAAGGATTACGGCAAAGCTTGGTTAGCGTATGAGCTTAATTTGAGCTTGAAGGAGGAATAAAAATGACTGAGATAGAAAAAACAATTGATTATTGTAAATTTCGAATTAATTATTTCAAAGCGAAAAGAAAGCCTTTGCCGTATGACAAATTTGACCAGAAATTCTGTGACAGATGTACTACAAAAATATATAGATACAATCTGATTATCGAGGCACTTAAAGAAAAAGCGGAACGGGAGAATCCGAAGCCGCTGACGATAGAAGAACTGAAGAAAGAGTTTAAAGATAACTATAATGGTTGGCTATGGTGTAAATTTTTATCTCATGATGGATTATGGGAGAATAGTTTATCTTATGATGATGGATGGAGAAGAATTAGAGCATTAACGAAATGGGCGAATACTATTACATACAGCAAGAAATGGCTTGCTTATAAATATGAACCTAAGGAGGAATGATAATGACATCAGATAAATTTGATACAGTGCTTAACAACTTGCTTAATAAATGCGTACATACACTTAGTAAGAAAGCAAAGGAATATTCTACGGAGGATAGGCTGCATAATTTTAAAACCGCTGCAAAGCTTAAAAATGAAACGCCTATACAGTCTCTTGCGGGCATGATGGCTAAGCATACAGTAAGCGTTTATGATATGTGCATGAGCGGAAAAGCTTATTCTAAGGAGCTTTGGGAAGAAAAAATATGCGATAGTATAAATTACTTGATACTTCTTAGGGCGCTGATAGAGGAGGAATAACTTGAAAACTGATAGAAGAGTTTATAAATACATAGAATTTGAGCTGTATCATTACAGTGAATATAAAAAAAATATTGAAAACATGAGAGAATCTATACTTGAAAGCTCTCCTGAGCCGCCGGATGGTATGCCAAAAGGGAATAACTTAGGAAATCCAACGGAAAGTAAAGCATTGAAACTTATCACAGTACCGTCAATGCTGAAGATGGAACAAATAATAAATGTTGTAGAAAAGGTTTTGCAAAATTCTACTGAAATCCATAGGCAGATATTCAAAATGAAATATGTCAAATGTCGTAGAGATATATACAAAATGTGCGATGAACTTCATGTATCTTATGAAACCTTTAATCGTAGAAAAAATGAATTAATAAGTCATGTTGCCGAGGAATTAGGAATTTAAAATTTGTTGACAAAAAGTTGACAGTTTTAAGAGGGTAAATCGTGTTATTATGCTATTGATGAAATTTAGGTAGTAAGGTTTTTCTATAACTTTTCCTTCATTTAAGGACATCACTTTAGTGGTGCCCTTTTTGTTTGCAAGGCAATAAGGAGAAGATTTTATTATGCTGTTTAAAATTTGTACAATATGTGGCGCAAAATATAAAATAGGTACACAATGCCCGAACGGCTGTTCATCTAAGGCGAAAAAGGAACGAGACAAGAGGTACGATATTAATTCGAGAGATAAGACATCTTACGCTATCTATCACAGCAAAGGTTGGCAAAAGCTAACCGAACTGTGTAAAGCAAAGTTTAATGGGTTAGACATATATCAACTGTACAAATATAAAAAAATTATTTATGGAAATGTAAGTCACCACGTCATACCAATTAAGGATGATAACACAAGGATATATGACATAGATAATCTTATCTATCTTAGCAATGCAAGCCATAGCGAGATACATAAAGAGTATGACACCGGTAACAAAGAACAGATGCAAGAATACTTGTTTAAACTGATAAAGCAGTATAAAGCTGATTACATTGATACAGAGGGGGATAGGAAAAAGTTTTGACCATCAGGCGTAGACCGTCTCCTGCTCATTCATTTTAAAAAATTGCCAGTTTCAGGACAATAAGGAAGGAGGAACGAAAATGGCGAATATAAAACCAGCAAAATTAAGGACCGGGAAAACCGGAAAAGACGAAATTAAGCAAAGGGAAACGACGGAAAATGAATTAAAAGGCAGTAAGCCAATTTCCGTTACCCCTCCAAGAGAGCTTAGTAAAACAGGCAAGAGAAAATATAAACAGATAATATCTCTTTTGCCTGATGATTTCTTGAGTGGTGGAGATATGTTTGTAGTTGGCATTGTTGCCGAAGCATTAGACAGAATGGCACAGGCACAGATACAATTAAATGAAAAAGGATTGTTTAACAATGCCGGCGAGGAGAATAATGCTACAAAAGCTTATGAACGATACTCAAAAATCTTTGAAAAATTCAGCAGTAAATTAGGCCTTTCCCCGAAGGACCGCGCCGCTCTTGCAGTTTTAAATATTAATGCAGAAGAAGAAAAAGACGACCCGGTGTTAAATGCTTTGCGTGGTGATTCTGATTGATTTTACTTGATAGAGCGTTAAAGTATGCCAAAGACGTTATAAGCGGTACTGAAATAACTACGAAAGAGGTAAAAGCACAATGTAAAATCTTTTCAAGAGATTATTACGAGAGGCAAGGAACCGAAGAATTTGAATTTTACTTTGATAATAATGCATTAAATAAAATTAATAACTTGCTTAAACTGTTTAATTTTGCTACTGGCTTTGTGGCAGGCGAACAAGTGCTTGAGAATTTAGCGCCGTTTCAGTGTTTTTTAATTACAAATGTGTTTGCATGGCGATTTAAAAACAATCCCAAAAAGTTTAAGCATAATGATATTACACTTTTTATAGCAAGAAAAAACGCAAAGACTGCGATCGTAGCGCTTATTTTTTTGCTTTTAATGTTGACAGAGCAAAACTACAGTGAGTTTTATTCTATTTGCTTAACAAGAGAATTAGCAGCAGAAATAAGAAAAGCCATGACACAAATACTTGAAGCAAGTCCTCTTATAAGTAAGCATTTTACTGTAAGCAAAACGTTTACCGGAAAAATTGAATGTAAATTAACTCATAGTTTTTACCAGCCAAGAACAGCAGAAAGCGGGAAAAATAATAGTGTTAGGCCGAGTGCTTTATGTTCTGATGAACACGCAAACTTTCAGAATGCCGATAATTTTAATGCTTTAAAAGGCGGACAAAAGAATGTTATAAACCCTCTTGTATTCAGAACAACAACGGCTTATGCGATTAACAATTCAATCATGGAAGAGGATATTAAATATATTCGAGAAGTATTTGATGGAGTATGGGAGGATGAAAGACAGTTTGCTTTATTGTATTATGCAGAGCCGGAGCATTTATGGGACGATATAGGTATATATCAAGCCAATCCGTTAAGAATTGAGGAAAATTATGATACTATACGCCATAACAGAAAAATGGTGAAAGCAAAACCGCAAGAAAAAGAAGAATATATCACAAAGGATATGAATAATTTCCTTCCATCCAATGCGGGTGAGCCGTACATAAAACTTGAAGCATGGAAGAAATGCGAAGTTGAACACATAGACTTTACCGGGAAAAACGTTGTTATCGGTGTAGATGCTTCATTGACAACAGATTTAACGGCACTTGATATAATGTATAAAGAAAATGGTATATATCATTTGAAAGCGCATGCTTTTTTGCCTGAAAATACACTGCCTGACAGGCGAGAAAAAATAGATTATCGTATGATGCAAAGTTTAGGATATTGTACGATTACGCCCGGAGATATCGTTGACTATAACTTATTAAAAGAGCGAATACGAGGAATAGAAAATAAATATAAATGCCACGTTATAATTATAGCTACCGACCCTTACAACATCACTGCTACAATGCAGGAGCTTGCAAAAGAATTTGATGTAGTATTACTTAAACAGACTTATAGTGTGCTTAGCCCTGCAATAAAACAGTTCAGGGATGATGTATACAAAGGCATCGTGAAATATGAAAAAAATGCATTGCTTGACTGGTGCATGAGCAATACTACAACAGTTGAAGGAAGAACAACCGGAGATATTTTGTTGAATAAAGTAAATAAAAACAAATCAAGGATAGATTTAGTAATGGGTGGCATTTTTGCATACTCGCAACTTTTTATTGAAGAAGATAAACCACCGAAATTATCAGAGGATTACATTAATAATTTTTATGCAAAGTTTGGGGGTAAAAATGAAAAAAAATAAAAGCTTAATAAAAAATTGCCATGGAAAATTTAAGGGGTTTTTAAAGGCTTACCCTGCGGAAATTATGTTAATTATAGGAATAATATTAGTAAGCTATGCCACCTATCGCATAAACAAGACGCTGATGTTTTATTTAATCGGTGCTTTTTTTATTTTCGGTGGCCTTTTTATAGCCAAAAACAGATAGTCAGGGGGTGAGTAATTGAAATTATTTGGTATAAAGACTAAGAAAATAAGAGCAGAAACAACGGCTTATAACTTAAATAGCTTAAGTACACTTTTATCATCTTTGGGTATAGATTCTGCATCTGCGGGTGACGCTTTAAGCGAAACTACATATTTTATTTGCTTAAAGACATTAAGCGAGATAATGGGAAAACTTGATATTAAGAAATATACAATTGATGGAACAAAAGGCAAAGAGCGTGTATATGATAATACTTTAAACTATCTGCTTAATATCGAGCCTAACCCTTATTACACTGCCACGACACTGAAACAGGCCGTGGAAATGAATAGGAACCATTACGGCAATGCCTATGTTTATATGGAAAGATACAGAGCAGGCCGAAATGCCGGGCAGTTAAAATATTTATGGCTTTTGCCCTCTGCGGAAGTAACAATATGGATGGATGACAGGGGACTTTTCGGCATTCCAAATGCATTGTGGTATGTTTGGAATGACAGTAAAACAGGAATACAATACCGATTTAACATGAATGATATATTGCATTTTAAAACATCATCTACTTTTGACGGCATTGTAGGTAAAAGTGTAAGACAGATTTTAAGCGAGCAGATAGAAACGGCAAAATATGGACAGCAATACTTAGAAAAGCTGTATAAAGGCAATATGCAGAGTTCAAAAGTAATCTTGTATTATACAGGCGAATTAGACCCCGGTGCGGAGACGGCACTTGTAAAAACTGTAGAAGGTTATGCTTCTACATCTGCAACAGGAGCTTTTATACCATTGCCACAAGGAATTACTGCTACGCCGCTGGACAGCAAACTTGTTGACGCAGAATTTAGTACTATAAGACAAGCTAATGCATTAAGCATTGCTGCGGCCTTTGGTGTATCTCCTAATTTTGTAAATGATTACAGTAAGAGCAGCTATTCCAATAGTGTAACGCAGCAGCAGGCATTATATACCAACACTATGATGCCTATTTTTAAAACCTACAGTGAAGAGTACACAAGAAAGATGCTTACAGCAAAGGAAAAGCAAAACACAGTTCTTGAAGTAGACCCGAAAGCCTTGTTTAAACTTAATCCGGTTGAACAGATGGGTGTATTGCAGCAGGGATTAAACAACCTTATGTATACACCAAACGAGGCAAGAGAAGAACTTGGACTGCCATATGTAGACAATCCAAAAGCAAATGAACTTGTTGGAAATGGAAACATAATTAATTTGGATAATGTAGGCAAACAATATGGCAAAGGAGGTGAAAATTGATGAAAACACTGGAAATTAAGGGACTGCTTGTATCTGATGACGACGCGCCGGTTTATGACTACTTTGGAATGACTAACACATCGCCACAAAAAGTTAAAGATGTTGTAAAAGACGCAAACGGCGACGATTTGGAGGTTATAATAAATTCTCCGGGGGGATATGTTGACGTTGGCTCTGAAATATACGCAATATTGAAAGACTATGCTGGCAATACAACGGGCAAGGTTGTTGCTCTTGCAGCGAGTGCGGCAAGCATAGTGGCAATGGGCGTTAAAACCTTAAAAATCGCGCCTACAGCTCAAATGATGATACATAATTCGGCTGAAATGACAAGCGGTGACCACAGAGACTTAGAACATGAAGCCTCCGTGCTAAAAACTGTTGATGAAGGTATGGCAAATGCTTATATGCTTAAAACAGGACTTCCGAAAGAACAAATATTAAATCTTATGGCTGATGAAACCTGGATGGATGCCAAAAAAGCCAAAGAGCTTGGCTTTGCAGATGAAATTATGTTTGATGAAAACAATCAGATAGCGGCAAGCTATGGCAATGGGCTTTTACCAAATGAGGTTATAAATAAGGTTAAAAATGAGCTAAATAACAAAAAAATAGCTGCACAGGCTGAAAAAAAACAAAAAGAAAACGAAATTGAAAGAGCAATAGCAAAATTAAAACTTACAATGATAATTTAAAAGGAGAGTGTTAAAAATGAAAGTATCCGATGAATTAAGACAGACTTTAGCAACAGCACAAGCCGAGGCTAAAGCACTTGTTAACGATGATAAAGCAACAGTAGAGCAGATAAATGCAAAAACAAACGAAATAAATTTGATTAAGGCGAAACTTGACGCGCAGCTTTTGGTTGAAGAAGGTGAAGAACCAAAAATAAGCACAGAAATTCCAGTTGAAGGTGCTGACAAACCTATTGACGCGAAAAAATTAGAGGTTAAAGTATTTGCAAAAGCCCTTGCAGGAAAACCTATGGAAGGCGAAAGAGAAATCAAGGCTCTTTCCTCACTTACAGATGCAAACGGAAAACTTTTGATACCGGAAGATGTTCAGACATCTATTAATACGTGGTTAAGAAATTATAACGACATGGCGCAATACGCAAGCAGAGAAACCGTAAACACTATAAGCGGTTCAAGGGTTTATGAAGTCGAGGCAGAAAGCACACCATTTGCGGAAGTTGCCGAGCTTACAACAATTCCGGCTATTGATGAGCCAACATTCCAAGACATAAGATATACTTGCAATTACTATAAAGGTATGCTTAAGATACCTAACGAGCTGCTTAAAAATGAAACAGGCGGTTTAATGGCTTATATTTCACAATGGATTGCGAAAAAGATGGTTGCATCGAGAAACGTACTTGCATTTTATGCAGATGGTACGAAAGCACAAGGGCTTTTAGGTGTAACCGATGGCGGTATCGTAATACATAAGGATCTGACGGCACCTGTTACACTTGATTACATTGATAATATACTCAATGTTTCATTGCCTATGGCTGTTTCCGCAAGCGCAGAATGTAGAATTTATACTAATCAGACAGGATTTAATTATCTCCTGTCATTAAAAGATACTACAGGAAAAAGATATTTGCAGCAGGACATAACAAATCCTGCTGCATATCGTTATAGCGGAAAAGAGATTGTTGTGTTCGATGATAGGCAGCTTAAAAACGAAACAATAGCTACTGTGTCACAATTCCCTGTTATAATCGGTAATCTGCAAGAGGCTATAAAACTATTCGAGCATGAAAGCTTTGCTATTGATACTGACAGAAGCATTTATTTCGATGAAGATGCAACAGGAATGAGAGTAATCGGCGCAATGGATACTAAGCTTCTTGATAAAAAAGCTGCTATTGCCTTCTATTCTCCACTTGTAACAATTTCATAATTATTAGCCGCCATTTTAGGCGGCTTTGTTTTTGAAAGTTGGTGAACAAATGGCGATTTTAACAATAGATGAAGCAAAAGCTTACATAAGAGTTGATGCGGATAACGTTGCGGAAGATGATTTGATACAGTTATTTATTGACAATGCAGAGGGATATTTAAAAGATGGAATAGCTGATTATGACATTAAAATTGCTAATGCAAGGTTTGAAAACAAGGCAAAGCTTTTAACGTTAGCTATGGTGCAAGATATGTATGATAATAGACAGCTAACGACTAAGGATAACGAAAAATATAAGCTGCTTGTAAGCAGTTTTATATTACAAATGCAATATGGAACTTATGAATGAAGGCGATTACTAAATGCTTAATACGGATAATCTAACAAGCCTTTTAAACCATAAAATAGAACTTTGGTACAATGCCAAAGCTATAGAAAAAAACGAGCTTGGTCAATATAATATAGTCGAAACCAAACTTAAAGACATATGGGCCGGGGTTATTCCTCAAACCGGCAGCCTTTTAAGCGGAAGAAGTGCCGACACTGAGTTAAGCCAGACAACACACAAAATTATAACAAGATACAGAACAGATATAAAGCCGGATATGTGGTTTGTCTATAAAGGGCAGAGGTATGATATTTTGTATATTATGGACCCATATAATAACCACGAACGGCTTGAAATATTCTGCAAGGTGGTGTTTGATTATGGCAGTTGAAAGCGGATTTGATACAAGTGAGATAGAGGAATTTAACGATGAAATGGTACAACTTGCTCAAGTAGAATTTCCGAGAGAGACAAAAGCGTTTTTACGTAGAGAAGCTAATGCCTTAAACAGAAATGCAAGAAAAGGCTACAGGTCGGAAACCAAAAAGAAAACCGGCAATCTTTTAAGGGGCTTAACTCATGGCGCACCATATCTTTATAATGGTGATGAATACCAGATAAGGGCAAAAAATACAGCGCCACATGCGCATTTAATTGAGTATGGGCATCATTTAACTACAATTCCTGTTACAAGCTCAAACGGACAAGTTCTTTATATTAAAAGTAATAAAGAACGGAATGTAGAAGGTAAGCACATTATGGGCCGTGCTGACATTCAATTCAAAAATATTTTTCCTGATGATGTCGGCAAATTCATTGATGAAATGCTTGAGAAAGGGTTGAGATAATGGAAACAATTATTGAAAGCATAAAAGCCATTACAGAAACCGTTGAGGCCGCCTTCCCAAATGCAAATATTATGAATAAGGATAGAAAAAAGGGATACGAAAGGCCTTGCATATATATTGATGTAGAAGGGGGCAGTGACGACCTTTCAGAAGATTTTATTCAGCAAACGCATAATATAGCTGTTTATTATTTTGCCGACAGCATAAACAAAGGTTTTTTGGAGCTATTAAAAATAAGAAATCAATTTACCAATTTACTCCGAAAGCGAATAAATGTAGACGGTGATTTTTTTATTCATGCTGAAAATATAAATTACGATATAAGCAGCCTTGATATGGCATTGAAAGTAACTTTTGACATAACTACAGCTCAGATACCCGACGACACGGACGAAAGCGAATACATTGAAAATCTTAATCTTAATATTAAAAAGGAGTGATAAAAATGGGATTGCCACAAATCCTGATTAATTTTACAAAAGATGCAGTTTCAGCAATTAAGAGAAGTGAAAACGGCATTGTTTGTATTGTCGTAAAAGATGACACGAATACTTCTTTTGCGACACAAACATATCTATACAGTACAGATGTTAAATCGGAAGACTATACAGCAGAAAACCTTACAGCGATACAAAGTGCATTTTTAGGCACACCGTTAAAAGTTATTGTTGTAAGAATTGCCACAACAGAAACATTTTCGGATGCCACAACAATACTTAATACACTTAAATATAACTGGCTATGCTTTGTAGACAATTCTGACGGCGAGCAACAGGCAGTTGCAACATATATAATAAGCAAGAATCAAAACAGTAAGAACTACAAATACAAGGCTATTGTATTTAACGCTACTACTACTGATAATATGCATGTAGTAAACTTTACGAATACTACAGTAACCAGAGTTGGCGAAACAGCAATAAGCGGATATTTATATCTCCCACGCCTTGCTGGTATGCTTGCAGGACTTCCGTTCACGAGAAGTTCTACATATTATGTTCTTACAGACCTTGAAAGCGTTGCTGAGCCTGCGGATGTTAATGCAGCAATAGACGACGGAGAATTTATTTTGTTTAACGATGACGGCGAAGTTAGAGTTGCGAGAGGGGTAAACAGTCTTGTAACTCTGACAAGCGGCGTTTCGGCAGATATGAAAAAGATTACTATTGTGGAGGCCATGGATTTAATACTTGCTGACATAAGTACAGAGTTTAAGAATAACTATGTTGGACATTACAAAAACAACTATGACAATCAATCTTTGTTCATTTCTGCTATAAACTCTTATTTTAAGAGCCTTGCAAAAGAAGATATTCTTGACAATAGCTATTCTAATGCCGCCACCATAGATATCGAGGCACAGCGTGACGCATGGCTTGCAACAGGCGAAACCGAGGCGGCAGAATGGGATGATGCTAAAGTAAAAGACATGACATTCCAATCTAATGTTTACCTTGCAGGAGATATAAAGATACTTGATGCCATTGAAGATTTGACATTCAACATCACAATGGCGTAAGGAGGCGTAAAAAATGGCAAGTACATTTAATTCAAACAGAATTATCAACGGTGCTTTTGGGCGCGTATGGATAAATGGTAATTTATATGCAAATGTAAAAAGCTTTGAAGCAAAACTAACACTTAACTATGAAGAAGTTGCAATTGCCGAAGAACTTGGAACATCTCAAAAATATATGGGATATGCAATAGAGGGTACAATAACAATGCACAAGACAGACGATAACATCGGCGCATTATTAGAGGACGGTATAACAAGCGGAGTTTTGCCGGACATAGAGATAGTTTCAAGGCTTAAAGACCCGGCAGCATACGGTGCGGAAAGAATACATTTAACCGGAGTTACGTTTGACGAAGTATCATTGATGAAATTTGAGAGAAAAACAATCGGTGAGGAAGAAGTACCGTTTAAGGCATCAGCTTTTGAATATCTCGACAAGATTTCGGCTTAAATGTGGCAATATATTTTGAATTGTGATAAAATATCCCTATAAAGCATCTAAAAAGGGAGGATTAGTTATGGGAAAAGAAAGGTTTTATCAAAAGACATGGTTTATTATACTTATGCTTATTATATTTGCCCCGATAGGATTATTCCTAATGTGGAAATATAAAACATGGGGTAAGGCTGCAAAAATTATTGTAACCGTGGTATTTTGCTTTGTATTTATCAGACAAATATCAGGTGTTGCAGGAGGGGGCAATAGCAGTTATACCGATAGTACAAATCAAGCGGTTGCAGATGCACAGAGCAGCGAAAAAAAGCAGGCAACAGAGCCTAAAGAGCAGGCGACCATATCACAGGTACAATCAACTCAGCCGGTACAAAAAGAAACTAAAAGCGAGCCTGCTACGCCAGCTATTAAAACCTATAATGACGGAATGTACAAAATAGGCTCAGATATTGGAGCGGGGGAATATTTAATAGTTTCAAATGGAACAGCGGGTTATTATGAATTGGCAAGTGACAGTACGGGGAATCTTGAAAGCATTATAAGCAATGATACTTTTTCAGGGACTCGCTATTTAACTGTAAAAAATGGGGAATATCTCACATTAAAAATGAGCAATATGATTGCTGTAGCAGATGCTACTCCTACGGATACAAGCAGTGGAGAACTATCAGATGGAATGTATAAAGTAGGCTTTGATATACCAGCAGGAGAATACAAAGTACATTCCGACTCTGAGGGTTATATTGAAGTCACAACAGACAGCACAGGGCAATTAAGTTCAATTGTTTCAAACGATAATTTTCAAGGAGATAAATATGTAACAGTTACTGATGGTCAATATTTAACACTTGTAGGATGCACTTTAGCATTAAAATAAACATTATAAAAATCTACCAATGCCACATATTATTAGTAAATTAATAAAAGCACCCTTTGGGGTGCTTTTATTATGCTTATTTTAAGGAGGAATTATATCTATGGACAACAAAAAAATAACACTCGAACAACTTATTGCAAGAAAACAGCAGAGTCAAAATGATAAGCTTGAATATAAAGAAGTATATGTGAAAGAACTTGGCGGTACTCTTACATTAAAGAAACTACCTTTAAATGTTTTCTTGGGAATAACAGATAATTACAAAGATATTATAAGGACATCTCAAGGCAGTTTGGAATATTACAAAGAACTCGTATATAAGTTTTGCCCTATTCTTCAAGATAAAAAGCTGCAAGAAGCTTATGCTGATAAAATTGCAGAGCCTTATGACATTGTAACTGCGATTTTTAACGATAATATGAAAGCAATCGCATATGTAGCAGAAAAAGCCGGAGATTTTTATGGTTTAAATGAAAGCATAAGTGAGGCAAAAAAAGAAACAAAAAACTAATATTGCAGGACGATGAACTATATATGATAGCTCATTACCTGCAATGCGGCCAAAAGCTTGAAGATTTAGTTAACCTTAGCAGTTACGAAAAACTGTTTTATATAGCTGCTATGGAAATCGAACTGGAAAGGAGGGCGAAGATGCTTGGCATATAAAGGTATTAATGTTTTACTATCACTAATTGACAAATTTACTGACCCTGCGCAGCGCGCCACATCGGAAACAAAAAAACTGCAAAGACAAGTAAAACAAGCCGCAAATGTAGTTGGTGATTTTGGCACAAAGGTAAACAAAACGTTTTTAAATGCAGTAAAAGGTGTCAGCGCAATGGGCACGGCGTTAGCAGGTGCGGCAATAGGTACAGGCTTTAAAGAGGCATTCGACCTTGAAGGTTATAGGTTACAGCTTGAAACCGCAACAAAAGATACAAAAAAAGCTGCTGACATAATGACATACTCTATCGACTTAGCAAATAAAACACCATTTGAGGGTGGCGAGTTAGTAGAAGCGGCATCAAAATTTGAATCAATGAGCATGAGTGCTAAAAAGTGGCTGCCGCTTGCCGGAGATATGGCAGCAGCTACAAATAAGGATTTTGACCAAGCGACGGAGGCTTTAATTGATGCGCAGACCGGAGAACTGGAAAGACTCAAAGAGTTCGGCATCAAAAAAGCGGACATTACAAAAAAAGCCGGAGAAATGTTTAAAAATGTTGAAGTAGTTAACAACAAAGGACAGATAGTAGACCAGGAAAAATTTAACGAAGCTATGACTTCATTGATGCAAGATAAATTCGCAGGAGGCATGGAAAAACAGGCTACAACGGTTAAAGGTTTATGGTCTACAGTTACAGGAGTAACAAAATCGGCATTAGCCCAAATTGTTGGTATGTCTACGGATGGTAGTATAGCAGCAGGGAGCCCTCTTGAAAAACTGAAAGAAATAATAAAAAAAGCTGCTGATGCAATGGCAGAATTTCAGCAAAGTGGGCAGCTTGAACAAATAAGCAAGCAAGTGAGTGAAATGTTTACAAATGCTGTGAATTTCGCAACAACGGCTGTAAAATGGCTAAAAGATAACATGGATTGGTTATTGCCAACTGCAAAAGGCTTATTTATTGCTTTAGTGTCTTACAATATTTTAGTATCTGTTATATCGGTTTTCAAAACATTTACAACTGTAGTGCATGGCTTAACGGCGGCTTTTACATTGTTAAAAGGAGTTAAAATAGCCGATGCAGCAGAGACTTTATATTTAAAGGCGTTATATGCAGGCGATTTTGTAAAATCTATTATTACTGGTACTGCTGCTGTTGCAAAAAATACGTTGGCATGGATTGTAAACAAAGCTATGCTTGTAGGACAAAAGGTTGCATTATTAGCGCTTAAAGGCGCACAGCTTATATCGGCAGGGGCTACAGCAGCACTCACAGCAGCACAGTGGGCATTAAATGCCGCCTTTATAGCCAGTCCTATAGGATGGGTAGTTTTAGGAATTGGGGCACTTATTGCGGTTGGAGTTTTGCTCTATAAAAATTGGGATGCTGTTAAAGGGAAAGCGTCGGAGCTGTGGGACAAAATTACAGAGGTATTCGGCGGCATACGAGATAGCATAACCGGTGCTTTTGATGCAGCGAAAGAAAAAGTATATGGATTTTTTACAGGTGTAGAAGATAAGCTTAATAACTTGGCTAAGAAAGTACAGGACGTACCTGTTATTGGCACTTTATTTTCGGGGGCAAAGTATGTTTTAGGTGTTATGTCAGACCCGAAAAAGGCGGGCAGACACGCAACTGGAACATCTTATTTTTCAGGCGGGCAGACACGCATAAATGAGGGTGGCAGAGGCGAGATAGTAAACCTCCCGAATGGAACACAGATAGTACCGCATGATGTGGCCACAAAGCAAAACAAGAATATTAATATTAATGTAAGTTTAAATGTACAGGGGAATATGATAGGCAATGAGCAATATGCCGATTACATAGGCGGTGTAGTTGCAAACAAAGTTATTGCCGCATATGGCAATATGTAAAGGGGAGGTATAAATGGATATAGTATTTTCGGCAAATAACAGACAAGAAATTATGGTACTTCCTGTTGTACCTCCTGATATTTCTATAGAGCAGGTGCAGGCAAATGACACGTACACAGGGTTATCTATGGACTTAAACATCATAGGAAACGTAGGTTTAAGGACTTTGGAAATATCGTCTTTCTTTCCTGTGAACAAAAATTACTTTTTTCAAAAAGCTAATTCAAGCGCTGATGGACACGACTGTGTGGACTTCTTTGAACGCTGGAGAGCAAAGAAGGTACCTATTAGGATTGTTATAACAGAGGGTGTAGTGGAACGGCTTAATATGGCTTGTACGATAGATAATTTTACATATTCTACGGATAAAGTCGGAGATATTAATTACACTCTTAACTTAAGAGAATATGTATTTGTAAAGGCAGGGTGATTTGATGTATAAGCTATATTGCAATGGTACGGAAATTACTGACTTTATAAGCAATTTAACTACTACGGATAATATTGACAGCCTGAGTGTAGAAATGAATTTCAGTATTGTTAAAAATCCCAAAGATAAATATTTAACTGCCTCTGCGCCTATTATTAACTGCGGTGACAAAATACTTTTTAAAAATGACAATACAGAGATATTTCGGGGCATTGTTTTAAGTGCTGGCTTTGACGGAAGCATAAAAGCAAATGATTACGGTTTTTACTTAAATAAATCCGAAATGATACTGCAGTGCAATAAAGTATCAGCTGCAAATGCCATTAAAATGATGTGTAACAAAATGTCTATTCCTATAGGCTCTATAGCTTCAATGCCTACGATAATAAACAAGAATTATATAAGCATGACTCCAGCAGATATTTTAAAAGATATTATTGACCAGACAACGGCAGAACAGGGGAAAAACTATTTATACAAGATAGAACAAGGCAAACTTAATATATACACATATCCCACAAAACCGATTACAGCACTTTATAAACAAGTGAGTGGTAATAGCTTTGATGTTACTTGGCTGTTGGGTGAAGTAAGCGGAAGCAAGAGCATTGAAGAGCTTAAAAACAGCGTAAAAGTAATTAAAAATGATAATGAGGTTGTGAAAAATCTTGCTAATGCACAGGACAGCACAAGCATAAGCAAATACGGTCTTTTACAGCACATTGAAACTTTAGACTCTGAATCTACTCAAAATTCAAACATGATAGCTAAGAACAAGCTGAAAGAATTAGACGTAGTAACGGAAGATTACAGTGTTGGCAATATGTTAGGTTCGGATGCTGTGAAAAGCGGTGTTATGCTGGAATTTAGTTCAACTGCCTATGGAATAGCAGGATATTTTATAGTAACTGAGGTTACACATAATTACGGAGCAACACACACAATGGCCTTGACAATAAAGAGGGTGAAAAGTGTATGAGCTGGGATTACAATTTAGCAAAAGCATTGAAGGCAAAGCCGAAAGAGCGGCCTCTTTTTTTTATATTTGAAATAAAAAGCAAATCGCCATTTGTAATGACGACTTTGGACGGTGAGTTAACTGCATCAGAAACCAACGGAAAACTTATAGAAACAGAAAGCTTTCATAATTGGCGTACCACAGCCAAAGAGGTTGATGTAATAGGTAAAAAAGTATTGGCTGTAGGTGAACAGAAATTTGCAGCGATAGGGGTGATAGCGTAATGTTTCCTATTGACGAAAGTAATTTTACAATAGATACACAGACGGAAGAAGAAAAGGCAACCGTTGGTCGTTCTTTTGCTTTTGACTATACCGATAAAAAATTTGAAATAACTGACGGGGCGGTTGATGAACCTACAAGCATAGAGGCTGTCAAACAATGGGTAGAACTTTTAATAAGAACGAAACCTGGGAAATATCCGATTTACGGAGACAGTTTTGGGGTATCTACAGATGAATTAATAGGTTACAAAAGTGTACCGATAGGGTTTATTTACAGTGAACTTAAAAGAGAAATACAAGAAGGTTTGGCATTAAATCCGTCAATCGACAGCATGAGCAACTATTCCGCGTCGAGGGACAACGGAGTTTTGACAATAAATTTTACAGTCAATCTCAAAGACGGGGCAAGTGGGGAGATGAGCGTTAATGTCTGATGTTGATACAATACATAGTGAAATGCTTAATAACATTGACGACAGTTATCAAAAAACAGAAGGATATCCGACTTACGATTTAACAAGAGCATTTGCAATTGAGGCATTAACTTTGCTGACAGAGGCACAGACGGTTGAAGACAAACTGGACGTTGATAATTTGACAGGTGACGAATTGACAAGGTTTGTGTCGCAAAGAAAAGGCATAGAACGTAAAATTGCTACATATGCCACGTGTGATTTAACCGTTACTGGGACCGGAACTATTACCGAGGGTGATTTATTTGAAAGCACAGGCGGCATACAGTTTGAAGCTACAGAAACAGTCACAATTACATCAAGCGGGACAGTGACCGTACAAGCAGTTGCAGCAGGCGAAACAGGAAACGTTGGAGCAAACAGCATTACCGTTATACCTGTTACCATTGCCGGGATTACGGCGGTTACAAACTCAAATGCGGCAGTTGGTGGCTATGCAGAAGAAACGGATACGGCTTTAAGGGATAGATATTATGAAGCCTTGCAAGAGCCTGCCACAAGTGGAAACATATACCATTACAAACAATGGGCGAAATCTGTATCCGGCGTTGGTGACGCAAAAGTATTTCCGCTTTGGAATGGTGACAATACTGTACAGGTAGTAATTATAAACAACGACAAAGGCGTTGCAGACAGCAGCCTTATTGCAGCGGTGCAAGAGTATATAGATCCTAACATCAGCGGCACCGGTGAAGGTGAAGCACCAATCGGGGCATATTGTACGGTAGCAAGTGCAACAGGATTAAACGTAAATGTATCTGTTACGGTGTCTCTTATATCTGGATATGTTTTAGCAGATGTTACAACAGCCATAGAGAATAGCATAACTACATATTTACAAAGCATTGCCTTTCAGCAAGACTATGTTTCTTATGCAAAAATCGGAGACGCTATACTTAACACAGACGGCGTTTCTGATTATTCGAATTTACTTATAAACAGCGGAACGGCTAATATAACAATTGGCGATAAAGAAGTAGCAATACTTGGGACGGTGACTGTAAATGAGTAGTAAAACAGACATGATTAGTTATTTAAACAAACTTTATAGAGACGACCCTTGGGTAAATGAATTGTTTAACTCCGCAGGCGTAGAAATGGACAAAATCGGAGACTTGCTTGACGAAATAGTTAACCAAATGTTTTTTGATACTGCCATCGAAGATGGTTTGATGATTTATGAAAAAGAGCTTGGCATAACAACAAATACAAGTCTTAATCTTGCAGACAGACGGTCTGCTATTTCAGCTAAATGGAAAATGGGCAGTAAATCCGACTTGGAGCTAATACAGTTAATTGCTGACAGTTGGCATAATGGGGCAGTAGAGGTTGAGTTTTTAAGTGGCAAGATACATGTACAATTTGTATCTATTTATGGCATACCTACGGACCTTGACGGCTTGAAAGATGCAATAGAGCAGATTAAGCCGGCGCATTTAGCAATTTATTATACTTTTAAATACCGCACACACGGACAATTAACATCATATACGCATGTGCACTTAGCATCATATACACATGCGGAAATTAGAGGGGAGGTTCAAGACCTTGGCTGATAGCACAACAAATTATAATTTAACAAAACCAGCGAGCACAGATACATATAATATAGACGACTTTAACAACAATGCCGACATAATAGACACACAGATGAAAGCCAATGCCGATAAAGCGGATGCTGCACTTCCGGCAAGTGATTTCACAGGGGCACAGATTCTTGCGAAAATGGAGGCGGATAATAGTGTACTTCCGGTTGAAAATGGTGGCACTAATGCTAATAATGCTACAGAGGCTTGTGATAATATTGGCGCACCAAAAATGAATGGATGTAACACATATGCATCTTTTGACGCATACGCAGATTTAGAGCCGGGGCATTATCATATAGTGTATAACGGCCTTAAAACTGATGATCCATTTACATATACAGGTAATAAAAGAGTGGATATGATTATTTCTTCAAACGGGACATCTACCCCATCAAAGGGGTATCTCATATATAGGATAGATGCATTAAATGTGAGAGGGCTAATGTATGTAGGAATGTGCGGATATACTGCTGATAGTGTTAGTTGGGCACAAATAATGGATTTGAATACCGCAGTAAATATTTTTGCTAATCCTAATCTGCTTATAAACGGTGATTTTCAGGTTTGGCAGAGAGGAACAAGTTTTACTGGTGTAGCCTCAAATACGTATACATTAGATAGATGGAGAACATTCGTATTATCTGCTGGTGAAACCTTAACAATTGAAAAACAAACAGACAGTAATTTAGGAAACATTGTTCATCTAAAAGGAGAAGTTACAGACGGTAGTATCGTTAATTTTGGGCAAATAATTGAAGCAAATAAAAAAAATGAAAATTTAACATTAAGTTTTTATATTAAGGGTTCAGAAAATATATCTGCAGGGTGTATTGTGAATGGAAGCTCGTATGATTCAGGTACAAAAACTTATGCAGTTACGACAAGCTGGGAACGTAAGTCTATAACCTTTACAAATGTAACACCAGATACAAGTTATATATATGTTAATATTTTTAGGGGAGCTAATTTTGGTACAAAAGAAGTTTGGATTGCACAACCAAAACTTGAATTAGGTTCAGTTGCAACTCCGTTTATGCCAAGACCATATGGGGAAGAATTAGCATTATGTAAAAGGTATTATCAAAGATATAGCAGAGCAAGCAGTGTTGATATGTGGTTAGACACTTTAGCAACAGAAGTACATTCAGGGTATGCAGTTGCACACTTTAATATTCCAGAAATGCGTGTTGCCCCAACAATTATTGACAATGATGCTTTTCAAACAAGGCTAATAACTTCAGACATTTTAAGCGGCACAACAACGTATGAATTTGGCGCACATAAAAACATGTTGACTGTATCTGCTGTTAATACTGCTATAACAACATCAATGGAACTGTATAATATAGGCACATACAATACAGATGGTTATGTTGAACTTGACGCAGAAATATAAGGAGGAATATTTTTGAATGAATTTTACAACAAGCATTACATACGGCTTGATACGAAAAACAGAGTGATAAAAGGCTTTTCAGACGCTTTTGAGGAAGCCAAAGACGATGATATTTGCATAAATGAACAAGGCGGACGTCATTTTGAAATAAATGGCGTAATTAATCCACCACTCACAAACGAAAACGGTGTATATATTTATAAATATGCTGACAGCACAGTGCAGGAACGTACAGAAGATGAAATACAAGCAGACATTGACGCCTTGCCTGCTATAGTATCTGCACAGGAAAAAACAGATATGGCAATAGCAGAATTAACAACTATAGTGGCAAGTTTATTACAGTAATAGGAGGGATTTATTATGACATTTACAAAAAACAGCGGTTTAGTAATGGTTTGGGTAAGTTTGGTTTTAAACGGGACATACGCACTTGATAATGTGCCGAAAGTGTACAATCTGAAAGAGGTTGTCACATCGGTTGTAAACGGTACAGCAGAATAAAATACATAACCCCTGCCGTCCGGCAGGGGTATTTTTATAAGAAGGTGAGGACTTGGAACTCAATTTACAGTTTTGGATACAGATAATTATTTATGCTCTTTCATTTGGGTGCGTTTATGGAAAATTCAGCACAAGACTTAATTATCTTGAAAAGAAAATGGACAAACACAATCAGCTTCAGGACAGAATGGTAGCGGTTGAAGCGTCTGCAAAACAGGCACACCACAGAATTGATGAGCTGAGAGAAGAAGTCAGAGACGAGGAAGAAAGACGGTAACCAGATACAAGTATAAAAGCAGTAAATTAAATATTGATTGTTAGGAGTGATTATTTATGGGATTTGATATCAATACGATTTTTAGCCTACCCCAAGATAGCACAAACAAAAATAAGTCAACAAAACATTGATTGCTAAGGAGGAATTTTATATGAGTACAATTATTAAGAAGTTATCATCAAGAAAGTTATGGGCTTGCATAGCCGGTGTAGCGGTTGGTATTGCTACAGCTTTGGGAGCAGACAGCAGCACTATACAGACAATATCCGGTGCCGTTATTTCGGCAGTATCACTTATTACATATATAAGAGCTGAGGCTAAAATTGACGCCGCAGGCACCAGAAACATAGCAGAAATAAATGCAGTTATTGATAAAATCAAAGAGACAGTCGAAAAAATAACTGCCGCAGTTGATACCGTAAAAAGCACAAACGATACGGTTTCGGGAACAATTGATACGAAAAAGGAAGAAAACAGTACGGTTTCGGGAACGAATGACACAAATAACTGAAGGTGATATAAATGCTTAAAGGTTTTGATATAAGTAAACATAATGGTACCGTAGACTTTGCCGCCGCTAAGGCGGCAGGCCTTTCCTTTGTTATTATAAGAAGCTCATACGGTACCGACACTACGGACATAAAATTTGAAGAAAATTACAAAAGGGCAAAAGCAGCAGGGCTTAAAGTCGGCGTTTATCATTACAGCTATGCTTTATGCGCAAACGACGCATTGAAAGAAGCTAAATATGTTTATGGCCTTATTAAAGACAAACAGCTTGACATGCCTATATTGTTTGATATGGAGGACGCAGACGGTTACAAAAATAAGCACGGCATAAATCTGTACAACGATAAGGCACTTATTAACAGCATATGTAGTACATTCATTAATTACATACAGTCGCAGGGTTTAAAATGCGGCATATATGCAAGCAAAAGCGTTTTAACGAAAGTTATTGATAAATCTATCGCCCTATATTTTTGGAACGCACAATGGGGAAACAATGACGAAATAAAGCACACAATGTGGCAATATACAGACTCCGGAAGCATATCCGGGTGCAGCGGGAATTTTGATTTAGATGTCTGTTACAAGGATTTTGAAGAAAAAGAGGATGACGACGATATGATGACACAAGCGCAATTTAATGAAATGATGAATACATATTTATCAAGTTTAAAGACCGAAGAACCGGCCGACTGGTCAAAAGAGGCCAGAACATGGGCCGAAAGTAACAACATTATTGCCGGAGACGAAAACGGAAATAAACAGTATAAAAACTTTGTAACAAGGGAACAGCTCATGTTATTTCTTATGAGGTTATTTAATAAGATAGAAACAAGCTAAGATTAAATAAAAAATGCATTAGACATTGATAGATTGCAAAATGGGTAACTAAATAATGGTAACTTGTTGTTTAAATAGACTTAAATATGTATAAAATGTATGGTAAGACATCATAAATTAGTGATTTTAATGCGAAAAATGCAAAAACAGTGCAAATTTGTTTGACAAAACAATTGAGGAGGAGTAGCATGAAAAAAGAAGATAAAAGGATGGTGCTAAATGTGATACTGGAATTTTCATGTTCAAATTATAAATCTATAAAAAATAAAGTGACTTTCTCTGCTATTGCTGGAAAGGATAATACATTTGAAAATGAATTGAAAAAATTTGGAAATTATAGAATTTTAAGAAATGCAGTTATTTATGGCGCAAATGGGTCTGGAAAAAGTAATTTTTTAAGTGCTATAGACTTTATGAAAACGTTAGTTACAAGAAGCATGACTTTTCAACCTGGGGAAGTAATTAAACAAAAGCCACATAAATTGAATGATATTAATACACCAAGTGAGTATAGCATTCAATTTGTAAAAGATAATATTAGATACGCATATGGTTTTTCAATTATAAAGAACTTAATAAATAACGAATATTTATACTATTTTCCTAATGGAAAGCAGGTTAAAATATTTGAACGTGACGTAATGGAAATATACCCTGGCGATAAATTTAAAAAGATATTTGAAATAAGTGAAGGAGTATTAAAAGGTATATTAAAAGAAAATCGTTTGTTTTTAACATGTGCAGCTAATTTTACTAATATTAAAGAGATTGAAAATGCTTTTTTATTTTTTAAAAATGATATAATTGTTTACAGACCTAATAATAATACTTGGACAGAATATTCCATAAACTTAATGCAAAATGACCCAAAAGTTAAAAGTGTATTTGTTAAGATTATGAAACAATTAGATACTGGGATTTCAGATATAAAAGTAAAAATTCAAAAAGTAAAAACTAATAGTCTGGATTTGCCACAAGATATGCCAGAAATTCTTAAAAATATAATTTTATCTTCACCGGAGACAAATCAAATAGAAGCAAAAGTTATATATGATCAATTTGAGACAGATTTAATGACAGAAGAATCAACTGGAATAAAAAAATTATTTGAGATTATATGTCCTATTATTGATATATTAAATAATGGGAAAATATTAATATGTGATGAATTTGAAACAGGGCTTCATGAGTCGATTGTATATGAGATTATACGATTATTTAAAACTATTAGACAGGAACAGTTTGCGCAATTAATTTTTTCTACTCATGATACAAATCTATTAGATTCAAAACTCTTTAGAAGAGACCAAGTGTGGTTTACCCAATTAGATAAAGAACGCTCGACCAATTTATATTCTCTGGTGGAAATTAAGAATGTTAGAAAAACAGAAAATTTAGAAAGGGAATATATATCTGGCAAATATGGTGCTATTCCCATGCTAAATAATGATATAAATGATATAAATTGAATCAGGTGAATACAATCATATGAACGATGAGAGAAATTTAGATCTGAATCGGAGAGCAGAAGATACAAGAGAAAATAGTAAATCCGAGGTTGTTAAGTTTAAATTGGATGAAATTAAACAACATTTTGATGATAATATAAAAGCAATAAAAGATCAATTTAATATTGCGCAAGAACTAATTCTAGAGGATAAACGACAAAATGCAGAAGATATATGGCGTTCACAAGTTGTATTTTTAGAAAGCGCTTTCGATTTTTATTTGCATGAGCTCACTAAATTTGGGCTATATGGAATATTTGAAGGAACACCTGGATGGAAAGAAACAGATAAATACAATAATATTGAAGTGAAAATGAGTATTGTCGAGGGGGCTTTAAGTTCAGGAAAAGATTCAAAATGGTTTTTAGAATTCATTAATGGTATGTATTCTGGTGTTACTATGACATCTTTTGAATCATTCAAAGCTCAAATGAATCTTATAGGAATAAATATTATGGAGATTGCTAATGAAGCATTTTATGTACAAGGCGCAAATGAAAAAACTATGGATAAATTAAAACGTAGAATTAATGAGTTGTATCATAGACGTAATTTAATTGCACATCAATCAGACAGAGAGCATGCTAATGCAAAGAGAAATGAAATTTCAAAAGACTTAGTAAAAGACTTTGTGAAAGATTTTGAAAAAATAGTTAATGCAATTAATAAAGTAACGCTAATTAAGGCAGGACAACAAAATTAATATTAAGTTGCCCTTAATACAATTTTGAAAAATATTAGAGCACTTTTACATATATTTTAAATTAAAATAATCATTCTTTCGAGTGGCACACACTGACCGTTAAATTTTGTGTTGCATATGTTACAAAAGCAGCCGAAAAATTATGATTTAAAACAGTAAGTATTGTGATTACTAAAAAATTATAAAAGGACTATTCAAATGAATAGTCCTTTTATTAGTATTTTTAATCAAAAATTGTCTGCATTTTGTACGCAATTTATATTTTTAATATCAATTTTGCAGTTTGTAATGAATATTGCAAATAATAAAACAAGGACTAACAACATATAAATATATCATATATTTCAAGGGATTTACAGTTATGCTGAATTTGTAAAAGGATACATATTTATTCGAAAATAATTTACAAATGTATCCATATTATATATATTAGGAGGGATATATATGAAAAGGATATACCTTATTTTTTTATGTTTAGTGTTTATTTTATGCGGATGTCAAAGCGGTGAAAACAAAAATATCATTATAGAAAATAATGACAAGGGTGCACAAAGCGCAAATGAAAGCAGTGATAACAGTTATTTTAATTTGTGTGTAACTCGTGCTACTGCGGCAAAAATGCTTGCTGTGGTTTTTTCTGACGATATTGAAAATGCTGCATACTGCGGCCTTGATGACATTGGAAGGGGAAACTGGTACGACAAATATGTAAATGCCGTATGCCGTGACAAAATAATGAGTGGTGACGGCCAAAATTTTAATCCTGATGAACCGCTTAGCTATGGACAGGCTCAGGAAATATGCAAACATGTTGGCATTAAAACAGGGAAGAACATAAAAAACAGTGACGAAGCTATATCATTGAGGCTTTGGCTTGACATGCTTTTTGGAGGAATAGACCTTAAACAGCATGGAATAGAAAGAAAAGATATAAGTATTTTTGCAACGGCTGAAACAGGCGGTATGGATGCCTATAAAACGGCTACAAGCATCGGTGTTCTTGACCACAGCGGAATAAATATAGACTTTTGTATTGACAAGACAATAGAAGTATTTATAAAAAACGGTGAGATTGCGGCAATAAATAATGTAAAATGCGATACTGCCGATTTTCAGAATGTGTATATGTGTAATAACGGAGAAAATAACTGCGAGTTTTTATTAAATTATGGTACTCGGCAGTTTGAAAATCCGTCGTATTCTGAAACTGGGTTTTATGATATTACTGTTGACAGCGGAGAAATTCAGAATATGCAGCCTGTATCTGAAAAAATAACAGACCGGATAATTTCTTTTGATGGAAGCAAATTCGAGCTTGAAAACAAAGGAAATATTAATAAAGATGAATGCTTTAATGCCGTAAGTACATATAACGGAGCAAAGACAGCTTCGATTTCAGAATTGATTTCAGGCTGCAATTATGATTTTTATTTAAAAAACGGAAAAATATCGGCGGCTTTAATAT